GTTTCATAGTTCCGTGGCTTGCGACCACACGATGCCAGGGCAAATTTTGGCACCAAACTTGACAGGGTTTTTACATTTTTGGTTTAAGTTGCAATGTCGTGTACTCCGCTAGTTGTGTAAGAGTCCCATCCCAGTGAGCCGTACCAACGCAGCAGCCCTACGCATCTCCTGGGCTCCATAAGCAACTAGTTTTTGACGACGGAAAGGAAAAACGGAAAAATAAACACACAAATAACAAGGCAATTTAAGAGGTAGCAACTTGCGTATAACCACCGTGATTGACTGAATCAAGATACTGATAAACAGACGGTGATATACGAGTAAGTGTAATGTGCAGGCCTTCGAGAGCAGTGGTAGCAACCGTTCCAATCCCAAGGGCAACATAAGCACCAACTACGCCATCAGAAGTAACAGATGGTGAATTGGTTATTTTAAAAATGCATGACCCTACGGCCACGGATGTGGAAGCGGTAGGTAACACCTTATATATGTTGTTACCAGAAAAGTTGTCGAAAGCAACTGTGGGTGAACCTGTGCCACTATCATAAGCAACAACAGTCACCAGATACGTACCTGCAGGGGGAACAAATCTCACATGTGAAGAATCACTAGAATAAAACTTAGTAAGCGTGTTTCCCCTATGTATCGCAGGATCAATATACACATTAGCCCCCCATGCGACAGCAGCCATGTCTGTGTATTGCGTGCTGAAAAGTGCTTGCTGAGGTTTTAAGAGTTCAACAGTATAATGGACAACCACATCACAAACAGATGTGGATGTACCGGTAAGCTGATCGGTCATGACCACAAATTGTCCGGCATCGATTAACTTACTATCGCTGCTCGTATGTGAATTTACGAACAACTCCCCCTTCGGCGTGGGCAAATCCAACCCAATAGTTTGCCACACAGGTCCTTGCATATGTTTCTCCATAGCAAAGAATTCAGATCGATCGTAAGGGAGAGGATCAGTGGAGTCAGGATCATAACCAACCCCAACGCGACCAGCAGTGCTGGTGGGGCTAAAGGTAATAAGCTCAACCTGCATCTTCACGATCCGATATTTATCATAGTTTACAGCCATGGTAGATAGCCAAGGAAAGACATCACCCTTCCCAGGGTTGATAACAAACCCCTGCGCCTTAAAGGTATTGGCACTGGAACTACTAACAATAGTAGTCAACAGTTCAGAATGGGTCACTCGGACACCATTGGGAAGGGCACTAGTTTTGGGTGCCCCGCGCCTACCAACAACACGCGTGGCGGCCACGGGAGCGGATACACCCAAACTCATCATTCCAGACGTCTTCTTTTGAGGGGATGGACCGGTGCGGTTAGGAACTCGTTGCATAATAGCCTTAATTTCCCGCTTGATCTCCTCCTTCCCTTTCTTGGAAACACCCTTGACTTTCTTCGCCATCCAATCAGCTACGTAGGTAACAGAACTCTGTGTCAATTCAATACCACGCTGGACGAGGTAATCAGCAGAATTAACACACAACAACTCAGCAACCCCAAACGTGGGAAATGGAAACGTATCAACCAGAGCTTGACAAGCTAGCTCTATTCCACGCCTGGTAACAGGTACCTCAGTTCGAGACCCAACCACTGACAACCCCTGTTGGTTGTTGGGTTTCTCAGAGAATACAACCACCTGTTTAGAATCAGCACTATCAGCAAGTTCAATAATAGCTCCGTTTGAATCAACTTCAGCGTTGGTCATAACACCACCTTCAACATCAGCAAACCGACGATGTAATGTCACGTCCTCAGATGTGGCAAAACGCCGTGTGACTCTGTCCGAATCGTCGGAAGGTGGAAGAGGGGTTTCCTTTCGCGAACTTTGACCTTCAGTGTATTGGAGCGCTTGTCCAACTTCAAGAACCCCTGCAAAAATCACTGCAGGAGCCAAAAACATCTATGGGATCCCGCTGTTAAACGGGACTGTTCATCCAGGCTACGTGGCGGTTATTTCAGGGCAACACCCCACCACTGCGCGCTAACTACGGAAGCCTATGGCCTCCGACGCGGCACCGCCACGCCTCACCGTGCAGTCTCTTAGCCATTATATTGGCTCATCAAATTGATTTTGGTGAGTGAACCAGAACCCCATACGAGGCAACCTTTGAGTCCCTGCCTCTAAGGGACAGTGGAATTTATAAACGCGGTGCCACTATCCGCGAAAGGGTGGATTTAAAGCGGTTACCTTTTTCCGCTGCACACAGAATATTAACCACAATCGCTAACCTCGGAAAAAACAGTCCGAGGGGCGAACTCCTGGTCTTCGAGCTTCCCAGGAAACAACGACATACCATCGTAGTGGCGCTCAAGGGCTAATTGCTCGTCTGGAGTCACATTCCAGGCGAGATAGAAGCTGGCCCTTGCCTCTGCTGTAGGATTGGCGAATTTTCTTTTACCTTGTAACCCAACTTGACGCATAAACCAAGGCAAAACGTCATCAACTGGTTGGATTGTTTTGTTCCGCTTTCGCCAATTACTCCACCACGTGGTACTTCCAGATCGCTGGTACATCGCATAAAAGCTGTTAAAGATGGGCATACCTCCAGCTAATGCTTCACCTCCTTTGCCCACCGCATTCATCCATGCGGGTAGAGTGACGATTTGATCAGGGTGTTTAAGATAGACACTGTCCTTCGCAATAGCGGTAACGGGGTTCCGGCACATAGTGTAAATGCGCCCATCAAAGACGGGACGACATTGACAGAACTCAATGTGCTCAAGCTCAAAAGCAGGCTCCTCGATAGCCATATTGAACCCCATTTCCAAAAACCACTGAAACAGCCCATCACTAAACTTGGCCAAGTCACGTCGCTCCATAAAAACGACGCAATCATCTCCATTGTTGGCCAGTTGTGTACGCACCCCTCTACTTAATGAATAAGCATGAATCATCATACACATCAATACACAATTGCCCAATGATGTATTCATGTCACCACTCATACGTGTTCCCTCAATAGTATACTCCAAGCGACCATCTTCTGTACGGCCGCGACAGGTATTTGACAATTGACAACGGAGTAAATTGCCTAGCTTCTTTCGGTGCTTTTTGACGGGGAAACACTTTTTATAAACAGAGTGTTCAAATTTTAGCGCCTCAAGGGATACATGCTGATCAAATCTGCTGGCGTCCAGTCCAATGGCGACTGGATCGTTAAACATATCCCATTTCTCCTTGAGCACGGCAGCAGTCCGGTCTGTGTCCATCCCTTTCATCACTGTAGGATGACCGAACATTTTGCCTAACGCCTTGAATATACGCTCCTCGATTGGCTTTAGGTACCGTCCTAAAGCAATATTGAATTTGGGATCGCGAGGAGAAATCACTCTGGGTACTGGGTCTTCCTTTGTAGTGCGATCTGTCTTCTCGAATTTGACAAAAACCTTAACTGAACTGTCCCTCTCGAGGTCCAACCCTGTCAAATTGATTTCCTCAAGAGCACGCTGGTACACCACTCTCTTCCGGCTCGGGGTACCATCAACAAACTGTTGATGGGACACTGGAGCGGTGCGAGGGAGATAGGGTACCAGTGCAGCCAACGTTGCCTCCAAACGTTTAGCGAACAGTCCAGCTTCAGGCCTTGGAGGAGGAACGAATTTTTGAGGGGACGATTTGTCAAGATTCTTGACAAAGAATACCCTCTCTTTAACAGCCCTCTCCAAGGTGTCAATGTCGTTGTTAAACGGTACAATATTGATGTTCGGAGAAACACCATTCACACGCATACATTGTCGTAACTTAGTTACTCCCAATAGCCTTCGAACCCGCAAGCGGTCAGTATCTGGTGCCCGGCTAATAAGGCACCCCTGACCGGCGATAACTACTGGGCACCCCTATTTAGCAGGGTTAGCCCAATGGGCTATCCTGCTAAAGAGGTTCTCCCCATCAATTCTGCGCGTAACATCGTTCTTGCCATGGAAGATGAATTTATAGTTGTTGTGTGACATTGTAGGAATGAACGACAGGAATGTTGATCTATCCAGGGCAATAGCCTTATCACAATCACGCAAGTCTTTAAACTCCTCCTCAATAACCTTCAATAGCCACTTCCTGGTGACTATGACATTCGCTTCAGAAACCGGCCTGGCCCCAAACTTAACATAAGCACGCTTTCCAAGGGCCATGGCGAAATGAGATCGGTTGCCTTTCCTTACACGAGTAGTTCGTTTAACGTTCTCGACTAGAACCTTGGGGACCGCAGGAACGATCTCCCAACCACCCTCAGACCTGGGACGGGAACTCTCGGTAACGGTCAAAGCAGTGACCCGGTCCACAATAAATTCATTGGCATCCGTGGTAGACTTATCAAACGCATGAACCAAACCACGGGCCATAACTTGCTCAGGACCATTTCCAACAGCGAAATCGAACGCATATCGCAACCATTTCGCCCCCCACTTCGTGAGGGCAATGACATCATCAACTGGAACTCCAGTGGATGCGGCCATGGTGACTCACCAACGAGTAAATCCG